TGTGTCCATGCTAAAATCATTTGTTGTAGTAATTGTGGGTCTGCTGTTAATTTGGATAAATCGGTATCAATAGTGAATTCTTGTGCCTCAGTACCATTAAACGCCGCCATTTCCACCAATACAGCATTCATGCATTGCTGTACGTTTTCAATAATTGTTTGTAAGCGTGAGTTTTCAGCACTTGTAGAGATTAACGCCTCTGTTGCAGTATTAAAACTCAGGTCGCTGTTAATCAACTTAGCACCAAGGGAAATCATGATTTGTTCTTTATGCTTCATGCCCTCCATTGCCAGCGTATTTGGGCTTGGCTGCAATAGTTTTGCGTCCATATCTTGACCAAGCGCCATAAGCTCGCCTGAGCCGATGGAAAAACCACTCAAGTTTGCATCAAGCCAATCTTGAGTCAATCCAATAGCCACATATTGTGGCTGCATGTGGAAAACAGAATCTTCATAATCTGCGCTGTTGACATAATGATGAATATTGATGTCAGCAATGGCAAAAGCGGGAATATAGTCGTCATTCCAATCGTTATTTACTGAGCCACAAAAGTAAAATGGAATATGACGCATTAGCTGCCCATTCTGCATTGGCTGATATTCTTCAAATTCAGTGCCTGGCATACCCATAGTTGCACCGTCTTTTTCCATGGTAACAGTGTAAATTCCGTCATCATCTAGGCGTAACACTCGGCACCAGATTTCTTCAACAGTTGTGCCACTTTTATCTTGAACATAAACAATCTCTTCGAGCTTAACCATGTCTAGCACATTGTTAGCGCCGATCTTGCGAGTCGACCAATCAAGAATTTGTAGTGAATCAAATAGCAAGGCCGTGGCCATGATGCCATTGGTCTGCCTGTCTTGATCACTCATGCCGCCATCAACCATAGGATAGTCGACAAGAATCCCGCCTTTGCCACCTTCCAATACATCGCGAGTTAATGCCCTTGCTTGCTGCTCAACACCTATGCCATCACCATTAATGTTTGTTTGCGTGTATTCCATTTGAGCATTAGGCTCATACGTTGTACCTGACCTAAACGCAAGTCCAATCCAACCATTGATCGTTGGCGCTGTAAAATTATAATAAGTTGCACGCTGCAAGTAATTTAGATAGCGCTGATTGCCTTCTTGATCCCGTGTATTCGGATTTGGCAAATATACTTCTTTGGCATCTTTTACACCAGTTTCGCTAGCTGCATCACGCACTAATTGACGCTGCTTTAAACGCTTATCATATTCAGGATGGGTTGTGAGTGTTGTAGCCATTATGCTCTCATCTTAATTTTAGTTATCGGTGCTTGTCTGCGTTTAATCATTGGCGTTAGCGCATAGCGTAAAGCATCAATGTAATGATTGTATAGGTCTACAATAGTCGGCATTACATCGCCCGTTCTTTTATCCACTTTATAGCTATACAGCTGGCATTCTTTTTTGGTTTCACGGCAGTTAGAGTTTATTACAATCTCATCAAATGACCGTAAAAACTGAATACCATCCTCTACACTACCCGGCCATTTCTTTACAGCTTCAATTTTTGGCAATCCGTTTCTATGTAAATAGCTAATTGATTCAGGTCGAGCACTATCAGCTCTTATTACATAATAGCGAGACTCAGGAATTCTATTAGTAAAATAGCTAGCTGTCGAATCAAGCTCAAGCTTTACTTTGCCAGCTTCCTTTTCTACATATAAGGTATTGCCACTAATCCAGCATTTGACCAAGGTAGTTGGATCAAGCGCGAAACCAAAATCCATACCGAAATACGGGCCATCCCAATCTTTTTGCGGCTCAAAATCAGCAATACGCCATTTGCCAGACAACACCTGCTTATCAGAGTTGTTTAAGTAAGCGCCGTCCCAAATATGACTGTACGTATTAGGATCTAGCCTAGCTTGATCATTTAGCCGCTCTTGCTCAAGCACATCAGGAAACCAAGGATTATCTACATAATTCAGTTCTACAATATTAGAGCTTGCTGGAGGGTTTTGTCTAAATCGCTTATCAGTTGGCGAGTCTTCTATTTCTGGATTCCAAGTAAGCCAAACTTCCGAGTCTTCTTCACGCACGGTCGGCAGCAACTTAATGTAAGCGGCTTCACTTACTGCTTCCGCTTCATCAATCCAGCATAGCAATACACGCGCTTTTGATTTGATCGAATCTAGATTTGCATGTAATCCAGTAAATACATACTTAACCCTTCCGCATTTGGTTTTAACGTACTTCTCACCAATTTCATAATAAGACTCTAACCACGGCTCTGACCTAATCGCTTGTTTTATCTCTTCTAAACTTGAGTCGCTTAGGCTATTCATAAACTCGCGACAACAGAGTATTACGCCAGACTTGCCAGACTCAGCCAGCATATAACCACGGACAGCTGACATCTTGGCGAATGTTCTCGTCTTAGCTGAACCTCGACCGCCATACGCACCACGATATCTGACATCATCAGTAAATACAGGTATCAATTTTGGGGGCATCTCTAAATTGACATTAGTCATCTTTTGGAGCGGTTAGAGTAATATTTGTTGGCTTGGTTGCCATTGATCCATCAGAAGATTTATTATCCACTTCTTGCTTGTCAGTCCACTTAAACCTATTGGCAAAATACAGTTTAACAAGTGGTGAATTTACTTCTTTATCAAACATCATTTCCTCAAGCCTATTCTCCCAATGAGCCTGTGAAAAATCCTTCCCAATCTGTAAAGCGTCCGAAAACTTCTGATTTTCTTCTGCCCATTTATACAATGTACTCTTAGCAATATTGAGATGCTTAGCCAATTGAGTTAGCGACTTGCCAAGTGAAAGAAAGTTGATTGACTCTTCTAAATACTTATCATCCCACACCGTAGGCCGACCGCCCTTATTCTTTTCTTCACTCACATTAAACCCCGTCTAATAGTGATTTCGTCCTCTGGACTGTACACATATTATACGCCAATTGTGATTTCTATGCTAATTTTGGTGTTTTGTCTTAGTGCTAGTATAGTTTCGTATGCTACAGCCTCATGTCCGCTGTACTGAGATATGTCTATTTTGATGCCATCAAATTGGTATTTTATTGCGTTTTGCACACCTTCCTCAATCTGCTTTTTAACTTGCTCTGGAGTCATAGCTAAACCCTCACGAGTTTAGCTTTATTATAGCTTATGGAATCGGAACTAATTCAACATCAAAGCCATGGTTTTGCAGCATCTGCGAATGAATCTCACAATATGCTTCATTATCAAATGCATGGCTGTGTATGTATTGCACTGGCCATTCTTTGTCATGCTGATAAATCCATGCTGTAGCCCCATATTCTTCTGGCACTTTTACACTGAATTTATCATTGCCTGGCAAGTCGTTTAATTCTCCCCAGCTTTTAACTTTGATCATTAGCCACCTTTTACCGCTTTGTGTATCTCTGTTTCTACTATGACAGCTTTTTGCCAGTGATAGTCAAAGTAATCCATTAAGTCTTGCTCGTATAAATTACTCATCACGCACCCCTATCTCGCTATTCTGCAACACGCGGTCAATCTCTGGCTTGGCTGGCTTAAATCCCATCACAGCACATATAGCAACGCTTGCAAATAATGCTACTGTGATACCTACCCATAGAAACGCTAATTCTAGATTTTCAGTCATTATCTAGCCCTCTTGAATCTAATATTCTGAATTGCTGCTTAATTACAGCCTTTTTGCTAAATCCATCATCCTCATGATCAACTTTGAATTTGTAGAATTCAATCAATGGCATACCATCAAATTTAAAAATTTCTTCCCCAGTAGGCAGGCAAATAAGCTCACATCGCCCCACCAAATCAATTACACTCAATTCTCTACCAGCTATTCTGCTAACCACTTTCAATATCAACCCATCCCGCTTTCGAATCAAATCAGCAGAAAGCCTTTCGGAAATTTGGCTTGTTAAATCTGGTAATATGTATTCTTCCCTGTCTATTTCAATCATTATCATCACCCTCAAAAAACCCATTAACCTTATCAGCTGCCAGCCAAACCATAGCAACAACACCGACAAAGGCTGCTAGTGTTGCATGTATTATGATTATGTTCATAGTCTCCACCTGTTTTACTTTTAATCAATCTTTGCTATTGCCAGCCTTACAGCCTCATCATTACTATTTAGAACATCCGAAAGCAAAGCAATATCATTGTGCAGCTTATCTCTTTTTTTAAGCTGCTTTTCATTAGCTTCTTGCCAATCATTAACACCGCATTCTGACTTTATCTGGTCAGCAACACTGCGAATATAATCATGAAAATGAACTTTGTTTTTAGCCCTTACATACAAAGCCCCGCACATTTTCTTATAGCTATCACCTCCATCATTCCTAAACTTGATTAGGTTATCAAAAAGCCAATCATAAACTTCAAGCTTTAATCTCGGATTTATTGCCAAAGCCATATCAATAAAAAGCAATGGATGAAACCAAGTATGCGTACCTTTGCCCCTTGCAGATTTCTTAACATTACCTTTTCCATACTTGTTTTCTAGCTCTTCAATAAACTCTTTTGTGGACTTATTGGATAGCCATGACTTCATAGTGAACATTGGCTTATCGTTAGCAATTCGCCACTTGTTACCAAGTTTTACAAGATCAGTTGCACTAAACATTTCTGTTTTGCTGTGCTGGCTAACTTGACCACCAAATAATTCTCTTTTCATTACAACTGCTGTTTTCATATTAGCTCTTAGGGGTAGTTAATAATTGAATTATAGGGGTTAATTGATAACTAAGCAAATCTTTTTTAAGTTTCTCCTACCCCTATTGGCATTCAGGCATAAAAAAAGCCGCTGGACTAAGGCGGCTTTCAACAACAGATGGAGACTAAACAGGCAGAGCTTGAGGTTGCATGCGTCTATTTAGCTGTAATTACTATAGCTTAAACTGAATGTGGCCGCAATCCCACCCGTACATCGAACCATCTTTGCTTGACCACAAACCGCCCCATTCTGCCTGTACACCAAACTCAGTTGCAGCTTGAAGCATTGCCGCTGCTACCATGGCTAGATAAACAGGCTCCCATGTAGCTTTTCCAGACACAAAGGCGTAAAAGTCGATTGCCATGCCCGTCTGGTGGTATGACTTGTTTGTATACCCGTCACACTGGCTTTTGCCTTCATCGAATAACTGCTTCTGCTGCTGTGCCGTGCGCTTTCCGCCAAATTTTGGAATGCCAAAGTCCACATGACTGATTTCTAAAGCTCGCTTTACGATCTGCTGCACAATGTCTTGCGTTGTTGCTAGTCGCTGACTGCTTGATTCGCTGAATCTGAACATATATCGCCCTCGCTAATATCAATCTCTAATTCATAAGGAGAAAATGTAACAATAACCTCGGGCAAAGCATCAAAAGAATCCAAATGCTCAACTTTTAAGCCCGTAAATCCCGTGATTCTATCCCCATTAACAAAAAGCTTTCTTTGTGCGCCTTCTGATGTAATTTTTATGCTTGTAGCCATAAATCACCTATTGTTTGTGGCTGTAAGGTATTTGCTCCAAGTCGTAATCATTAACAGCAACCCCAGACGGAAGGTCGACTATTGTCTGATTTAACTTGAAAATTTTTGGCACACTTCTAAATGAAAGATAGCGAGAAGACTTCGCCCCCAACAAGTAATGATAACTGCTTGACTCATGATCATATTTGCAAGCCCTGACAGGATTTAATCCAAGCATTCCGAACGCTTCGTGAGCTAAAATATTGTAGCCATAGGGTACGATTACAATGCAGCTATGATCATCACCCAAAATAGTATTACTTAGCAACCATTTCAAATCTTGCTCAGTAATCATAAATCACCCCTTAGATAGTGATAGAATCCGCTGTAATACTACATTACTGTCATGACCATCATATTCATGATTATACGGAATCTCAGCGACATCTAAATGATCAAAATACTGTATTGGCATGTGATATGTAACCATCCCAACAGGCAAATTCATACCCGCAATAAACCAACCATCCCAAACCGCTTCGTTTTTATCATCTCTCAATGTTTTAAATGAGTTTTCTTTATTTTTAACCATCAAAGCCATAAATAAAGCATGTCTATGCTCATATAATTCATTAAAAGTGTGATATCCGTCTGAAATATTACCTAAATCTGCACTCATAAATCACCCTTTGGTTAATAGACTCATAATACCAGTGACAGCGCTAGTTTTATGCCCATTTGCTGCATCAAGCTTGTTTTTGTGCTCATGTTTTAATGTGCCAAAATAACTTAATAGCACAGTTGTTGGAGTGCCTAGCAAGCCAATAATAAACGGCCATGATTCGCCAAGTGCCTGTATTGCCTCCCCGTCATTTTGCACAACTGCAACACATAAAATACTAACAACTGCAATCACTGCAAAGCTTGTTACGCGCGCAAACATTAGCGCAATCTTGGGTCGCGTTGAGTGTGGGTTTTTTGCATCACTCTCTAGCATTGTGCGCAATGTTTCGTTTGATTGATTGATGTGAGCTAAATCAACATCAAACTGCTTGGACATTAGGCTAGCCCGCTGCTCTGGCTCTAGCTGACTGATTGCCAATTCGACGTCATGAGCTGTTGCTGACTTATCGAGCGGAGTAGGTAATACAGCATTAACTGCATCCAGAATCACACCACCACCTGGAACTGCTTCACGAAACGCTTTTGCACCAAGATTTTTAGCTACATTGATTATTTTACTTAGATTCATAATTTTTCAACCAACCTCTTTGTAATTTCCAATTCTCTCTGTGCTGCAAAAACACTTTTTTCGGCATCACGCAAACCGTTGTCATAATTAGCTTTTGCGTTGCCTTGCCTTGCTGCTGCCTTGCGCCAAATTGACTTAAAATTATTAGCTTCGTTCCATGTCATGCCCAGCGCTTCGATAATGTCTTGGCATTCGCAGTCATAATCGCCGAATGTAACTCCATCTTTTATCTTTAGCTTGTAATATGTTGTAGATCCGCCGTGACTGTTATTAATTTCGCTCATCTAATTCTAACCTCCGTTGAATTGTCTTTTGCATAGCGCACTGCTGCAATAGAGCCAATTACAAAAAATACCGCTGCAACTGCTAGGCTCATAGCTGCAAATACAATAGCTAGTACTACACATAGCAGCACAAATCCAAACGATTTAATAAATATCATTTAACCACCATTAATTCATTATCAATCCAATGCTGTTGCGTTTTTTCCAATGCCTGCAATTTTTCCAATGCCCAAGCATCTTTTGCTGATCCGTCAATCTCCGCATGACAACTTGAGCAAGCGAATACAGCCATGTTGTCACTTGCTTTTATACCCATACCTGAATCACGCCCGATATGCGCTAGCACTGTCGTTTCTGGATCGCCGTTACAGCAGTACAGCCTTAGAGTGCATTCTTGACCCTGCGCCGATTGCCTTAGCTTTGTTGATTTAACTCTCATTCGACAATAATCCCGTAATCTTTGAATATCTGTTCGCTTGTGATTGACCAGTAGAAATCAGG